ACACAACTTAATAAATCTAAATTTGCAACGGAATGAAAGATAAAATAATCAAATCGCTCCAAAAAATACTGAACAGCCAATTCACATATCAAGAACTATTTAATGTTATTGATACTAATAAAGACTTTTTAACGCAAAGTAATATCATTAGCAAAACTGATGAATCAGAATACAACGCTATATGGGACACGATTATTTGCATAGAGGATTATTTTAGATTCGCAAAACATAAGCCAATTATTACTACATCAAGTATTAGTGTTAATAAAATATTTGAGTATAACTATGACCAAAGACTCAATAATAGAACTGCAAAAGATTGATTGTAACTGCAACGACTGTATATTTATGCAGAGGGATTTTGAAACTTTCAAGAAATGGGAAAAGTTTAAATATGAATTGCAGTTAACAGAGTTTAATCGCAAGAAAGCAGACGCACTAAGAATAGCTAATGAGTGCCAAGACGAACGAGGTAAACAATCGCTACTTACATCTGCCAATAAAATGACATTTATGTTTTATCGAAGCGGACTAATTCACTAACGGATTGCAGCTAACCGAAGGCAGGGAATTTAACCACAAAACAACAATGGAAGCACGAAACTTGAACATACCACAAAACTATCTTAGGAGCAGTAAACCCCAGCTTTTGGTTAGGTGCTGTTATGTGTCTGTTTTCTTTTTCATTTTTTGTGCGGTGGGAAAACATTAAACAATTAAATAAATAAAATATGACAAAAGATTGGAACGGAAACAAAAAAAGTGTTTTTACTTCGTTGGGTGCAAGTAGCCACGCTCAAGAAGAAAGAGAAACACACGACTATTATGCAACAGAACCAAAAGCACTTGAATTGTTGTTGGAATTAGAAACCTTTTCAAATAACATTTGGGAGTGTGCTTGTGGTGGAGGTCATTTATCAGAGGTTTTTTGGAACGCTGGATATAATGTTAGAAGCACAGATTTGATTGACAGAAACTATGCAAGTGAACTTATTGACTTTATAGGAATTGATAATGTAGAAATGTGGGATGGAGATATTGTAACAAATCCACCTTACAAGTATGCAGAGCAATTTGTAGAAAAAGCATTGTCTTTAATACCAAAAGGCAAAAAAGTTGCAATGTTTATGGGTATTCAATTTCTTGAAGGCAAAAAACGTAGGGAGTTTTTGAAAAGGTTTCCTATAAAAACTGTTTATGTGAGCAGTAGCAGATTGAATTGTGCAAAGAATGGAGATTTTGTCAAATACAATAACAATAGTGCAAGATGCTATGCTTGGTATATTTGGGAAAAAGGTTACAACGGAGATACAATTATGAAATTATTTAATTGAGCGTTGGTTAAAAAAAATGAAAAAGAAAATTGCACATAACGTATTATATACGCAACTATTTTCGTACATAACACCAAAACTAGCGTGATATACGCAACACAAATCTAAATTTGCAACAGAATGAACCAAACTGAACAACACTTATGCGTTGGATATAACAAGGCAAAGGGATTAACAGGATTATTGCACAAAGCGCATAATCGAGAACACTATAAATGCCAAAATAAAGCGAGTATTTTTGAAAACGAAAAATGGTATTGCAAAAGACACGCTCCATCAAAAATAAAAGAAAGAGAGGCAAAAAGCGAATTAACTTATCTTACGAAGATTAGAATGAACTTGGAAAGAAACCCATAACCATACCAACAAACAAAAAACTGCGGCTACATACAAATCTACAACAGGTGTCCAAAGCCGTCCGTAGTGCCACCGAGGAGAGGAATCTACCCGAACGCAATATCGGTTATTGTATGTGAGTTTGTTGGATAATAAATAATGCCATGACCAAAGAATCAATAATAGAACTACAAAAGATTGATTGTAACTGTAACGATTGTGTGTTCATGGTGCGGGACTTAGAAAAGTTTAAAAGTTCTAAGCAATGGCACTATGATTTACAATTAAAATATTTTAATCTTATCAAAGAAAAAACAAAAGATGAAAAGATGCGTTTCGAGTTCAATTCAAAATCGGTATCTATCAACTACGGCAACTGCACTAAGTTTAATAAGCCCGTATCATTTATTCCAAACGTTTGCCAATTAGAAACACAACAATGCTTTAAACATAGAAAAGATATTTTGATTTCTCAATAACTAATGTTATCTTTGCAACACAATGATATTCATCCCCTACTACCGAGTATCCACCGCTAAGCAAGGACGAAGCGGTTTAGGACTTGAAGCCCAACAAGCAATCGTCAAGGCTTACGTCGATCGTGTTGGTGGCACCATACTACAAGAGTTCACCGAAGTAGAATCAGGTAAGTCGAGAACACGTCCTGAGCTAATGAAAGCGGTGAGTCTATCTAAATCGAAGCAAGCGGTTATCATCGTTGCTAAGCTCGACCGTTTAGCCCGTGATGCGGAGTTCAGCTTTATGATTGCTAACCGAAGTCACGACATTGTATGCTGTGACTTCCCTGAAGGCAACAAGCTGCTGTTCGGTATCATGGCGGTGTTAGCGGAGTATGAGCGCACGCTTATATCGGGACGCACTAAAGGAGCTTGGAAGGCGCTGAAGGAGCGAGGCTATGTGCATGACACTTGCAAGACCCGCACCGAGGCAGACCGTGACGCTTCGTTAGCCTTAGCTCGTGAGCAGTCAGCGAAGGTGCGCAGAGAGCAGATACAGGAGCGAGATACCCAGGTCAGAGCTATGGCACAGATGATGAAGGGTAAGACCTTGCAAGAGATAGCGGATCGGTTGAACGAGTTGAACTACCGAGCACCGAAGGGAGGGTTGTATAACAAGGAAGCGGTAAGGAGGGTGTTGAGATGAGGGGTAACGTTTTGCGGCTTTGCGATGGCTGCCAAAGAAGAACTTAATTTTTAACCGAGAATTGTCAGGCGGCTATTGCAAAACCGCTGTTAGCCGCTGGACTTTCTCACAACAAAAATAAAAATGGAACAAGAAAAAAATTGTGCGTTTCAATACGCTAAAATGAAAGAAGGCATTTTTAGAGATACCAAAATTGTTTGCGACAAGTCGGAATTAACACTTGATGAAGCAAAGAAGTTATGGAATGAACATTTTGCTGATGCTGCAAAGTGGATTAAAGACGGCAACACCGCAGAAATGGTTATATGGATTAATATGGCAACACCGCAATCATACGGTGATACTTTGCAGTATATTTCAACGGATGCCGAAAGTGATGGTGTATCAATTTGGGAAACTAAAAAGTCGTATTTTAAGCAGTATGCTGATGTTATGGTGTCGTCTTAGGCTTGCGGCTAACGGCGATGTATTGCCGAAGGCAGGGAATTAAAAGCACAAAAGTTAAATAGAATGATAACAGTTGATAATAGTACAAAAGTTCATAGTAGGTCGTCAAACCCTGCTTTTGGCAATGCAATGTTACAAGCAGTGCCTTCAAGTGAGGTTTATCTTATGGACTGCATACAAGGAATGAAACACTACCCTGATAAATGGTTTGATTTAGCAATAGTTGACCCACCTTATGGTATAAATAGAGCAGGACAAACCGAAACTTTTACTAAAAATCCAAAGCATAAACGCAAACATTTTGAGCAAAAGAATTGGGATTTATCAATACCAGAGATGCAATACTTTACTGAATTGTATAGAGTTTCAAAAGAACAAATTATTTGGGGTGCAAATTACTTTACTCAATATTTACCTGCTTCTATGGGTTGGATATTTTGGGATAAAGGACAGGATTTAAGTATGAGTGATGGCGAATTGGCTTTTACTTCATTTAACAAAGCATTGAGAAGATTTAAAATAAACAGAGGGCAATTAATGCTTGAAGGTGGTACGATACACCCAACACAAAAGCCAATACTGCTTTATGATAAATGCTTTGATTTTGCCAAAGTAGAAGCAGGAATGAAAGTATTAGATACACATTTAGGAAGCCAAAGCAGCCGAATAAGTGCCAACAAATACCAATTAAATTTTGTCGGCTTTGAAACCGATGAAGAATATTTTAATAAAGGAAACAAACGTTACGATGATTTTGTCAGTCAAACCCGTCTATTTTAGGGTTTCCACTGGCATTGCTTGTAACGTATTATACCCGCAACTATTTTCGTACATAACACCTATTACGGTAGTATATACGCAACCGATACCGTAAAACTCCCATGATCTACGACCACACAGAACAATACCCCGACCCTGAGAAATGGTTCATGGTTGTCGGGTTGATAATAGTGCTATTAGTGTTAATAATAATAACGTTCTTGACTGATGAAGGGTGGGTGCTTGGGATAGATTATTTTCTCATGGCAGTAGTCTTCTTCGGGTTGGTGGGGAAGGTTAAAAGCTAAAGAAAACCAACCCATCTGAGGCAGCGTTGATTGGTATTCTCCTACTACTACGGTGTAAAGATACGGTGAGATAATCCCGTTTCGGCAAGATAGTGAAAATAAAAGCCCCGATGATTAGTCGGGGCTTTCTTGTGTTAGAACGGTGAATTTCCACTCGGCGTATCACTTGTCAATGGTGCATCACCAATCTTGGTAACCTTGAATGCCTTGAACTCAGAGTACCAAGTTTCCTTATACTTTCTGCTTCCTCCTTTCCATTCGACATCTAATTCGGTGCCAATCGGAGTGTTCTCGATTACATCTACCAAGTTAGTGGTAGTAAATGCCATGTTCGGATTATACTGATCGTCCGTAGTGATAACGAACGTAATACTTTTCCAATCTTTCCCTGTTGATGCAGAGGTGCCTGATCGTTTGTTGCAAACCTCTGCTAATCTTCCTTTACTGTTCATGTTTTATTGTATTGTATGAGTTTATAATAATTTCTTTAGTCAATGCAGACCCTTTTGTTAAGTGCAGTACGAAGTCCACCACCTCATCTCGGGTCATGAAGCTATCGCCGTCCTTTATCGTTGTCACCTGATCGTTACGCCACTGATCCATCAGCAGCACAAGTTCAAGTTGCTTCTTGGGATTTTTCTCTTTACGTATTTTATCTAAACACTCAGAGAATATTTCACCTACTTGCTCGAAGTAGTCGATAGCATCATCGAACTCGCTTCTGCCTTTAATGTACGACTGTAACTTACGGTTGGCGATAACGGCACCTTCTAACTTGTACATGAAGGTGCGATCAACGATAGGATTACCCTTGAAGCACGTAAGCCATTTGTCCGCCTCAGTGTTGAGCGTGACGTACATATAGATAGCTTGTTGGAGGAGTGATATGTTAGAAGATGATTCCATCTCGAATGCGGTAGTATTTAGTTTCAAACTCTGTCATCTTTAGTTTCATCTCTTCAATCTCTTCAGCTATCTCGGATCGTAACGTTCGGTGTATGAACAACGGACGCTTTAGGAAGCGTGGGTCATACGATATGAAGTCCACCCATTGAATATCGTCCGATACGATGAAGTGCGCTTTAGCTTGGTGTTTGTAGTCGTTAGGTAGTTGGTTCTGACGGATACGCTTTACATGAATCTTTGTAGTAGGGCATTTTATTTCAACGGCACCTATTAGCTTATTCTTTTTATAAACCAACCCATCTGAGCTAAGTCCAAACCAAGGGAATAGGGTATCATGCTGAAGAAAACCCACTCGGGTTACCTTAGACTTAGTATGTCGCTCGTATTCTTTACGTGCCACTGGCTCTAAGTCAATTCCTCTCTGCATCTCTTCACTAACATAGCGATCATCATCTGAGCTTTCTTTCGTTTCGCTTTCTGCTATAAGCCGATCGACTAAAGATAAGTTGTCCGATCCGAACACGTTCTTCAAAGACGTTCCCGTCACCTTGGCTAAGCGCAAATCAAACCATTCTATGGAGCCTTGCTCTACGTTGTGGATTATCATTGCAACTTAGCTTTTAATTCGTCCTTAGCTTTGACAACCTCCTTGTGTGCTTGCTCTTCGGGTGTTAACGCCATATAGAACTTCTTGAGTTCATCTAAGGTCTTAGACTTACTGATTGCTTCAATAGCTTTCTTGTGGTCAACAACCTTAGTAACAGGAGCGATATTACGCACCCTTAAAGCGTCCATCTCTTCACCGAACGCCTTTACCTTGCTTGAGTAAAGTTCAATCTTGTGTCCAGCCCACTTCTCAATATAGGGCGATTTGAGTGCTTTCTCGATAGCTTTACCGTTCGTTCTATTACAAACCATCGGCTTGTAGTTCTCTACGAAGTGCACCACAAGGCATTCTTTCTTCTCTCCCGTAGGTGAAGGTACCATCTCTTTGCTTACGCTTTTAATGGTGACAATAAGTGATCCATTAGGAGGTACGGCATACGCTCCTAAGTAGTCAGGGTTCACTTGACCCTTCCAATGTGTTAAGTCTGTCATTTCTTCAAATCTTTATAAGTTAACTTTTTTTCTTCAGCGTTGAAATGAGATTTAATATTACTGTGATAACTGTTTATTGCGAGGCGATGAGCCTCCGAGAAGTTCTTTGCCTTCCCTTTACGAAGGAAGTAAGCGAAGATTTGCGTGAGCTTATCCATCTCGGCTTCCCCCATCCGAGTAGGCTGTGCTCCTTTGAGTGTAGTTAAATAGTGGTGTGACATAATGTTTTATTTGCAACAAAAATACGACAAAGATTTGGAAGTTCCAAATATTTGTGTTTACTTTGTGCGGAAATAATAACAGATATGATAAAACTCGCAGAAGTATTCGTGCCAAAACAATCTAATTGTTTTGTGGTGTATGACGATTCCTTGCATTTAAAGGAAGAAGATAAAGGAAAAGGATTGTGGTATATCCACAAAGACCTTTTATGGTACACCAATAAATTCCCAACTGATATGTCGCCAAATATGTTTGGTGATGATTTTTCTAAGTTAAAAATCATTACTCATTCGACATTTAAAATTGACGATAAGATAGAATTGTTGGATGAAAATAAAATTAGATCGGCTCTTGGGAGGTTTGATTTAGATTCGTGCGCTAAATTTCTGTTAGAAACATTGTCTATTCAATATCCGTTAGATTACGCTAAAGGTTTCTCTCTTGGGTATAAAGAGGGGTACGAAGAAAGAATAACTCAAACTTACGGTAAAAAATATTCTATCGAGCAGATGAGAGAAGCTGTAGAGTTTTGTAAATCGGGTGGCACTCTTGAAGGTTATATTAAATCGATACAGCCCAAGGAGGTTTGGAATATTAAGTTAGATAAAGAAGCACCTAACGGTGTGATTATTTTAGATTAATATGACCCACCCCGACACTTACAACCAATACTCATTCGGCTTCCTAACTATCGTTACGTACGATGGTGGTGGATGGTTCAGATTATTTGGTAAAGGATTATCTTGGAAGGACGTTACTAAACACGAACTATTATTCTCAGAACGATACGGATACGCTAAGCGTTACGTTATCGGTAAATGGAGTATTAAACTATTGAAACCATGACAATCCATATCGACCCCACCGCAGATATAATTCAGCAGTTGAATGATCTGCACCTAATATTAGCAGTTAAAGAAGTAAACGTAGTCGTATCGCAAGAGCAGTTAGATGCGGTGAAAAGTCATATTCACAGATCAGCCTATTGTGGTGCAAAAGATATTCCAAGTAATATATTTCCGATACGTATCGGTGCGGTTCAGTTTAATCTCACCACACCCCCCACATCAACCCGACCCGATGTTGCTTCAAGCGAAGGTCATACTGATAAGTAAGCCCTTTGTTGCCGAGCATATACATACCTTGTGGTGATACCGATCCAATATCGGAAACGGACGCTCCAAAGTATAACCGCTTGTCGGACTTAACAGGAAGGAATGTAGTTACTTGGTCATGGATAGTATAGCCTAACTTATTCTGATAGGTAAACTTAAAGTCACCTACGACATTACCCAATACAGGCACATCAGCACAGATGCTAATAGTACTATCATCATAACAAGCAGTGAAGACGGACGCAAGAGCAGAGTCGGTAACGCCTGATGCAGTGTCCATAACTTGAACATAAACTGTTCTTGTCTTCTGAGGTGGCACTGAAGCCGTGTGATGAGCCGTGTCAACATATACTGTATCTATTGTATGGGTGGAGATAGCCTCCTGCTTAGGACAATGATGGGTGAGTAGTATGTATAGTAGGGCTGCACTGAATAATCCGAGTACAATCTTAGTCTTCATTCTTGGTCTTTTTACTAACGGTGTTCATGATGTTCGTCCAAATACTATTGTTCAGATACCCTGCTCCCAACGAAGCGAACGGAAGCAAAGGGTTACCCGCAAAGTAAGAGTTGAACGCCATGAGCATACCCGCAGACATAAGTAGTGATGCAGTAACGGAGATGCCCATCTGCTTAGTGGCAAATGGTTTCTTCT